AGAGGGTTCGATAAGAATTTAACGAATGCTGTTGAAGTACTTCTATGCCCTCCTTCGGATCTGCAAGAGAAACGTCGATTAGAACTAGATGAGATGAAAACTAGGGTAGTTCAAGCTGTTAAGGGATTAGAAATGTTCCCACCTGAGTACATCTATGAGAACTATTTCCAAATGAACGAGAATGAGATTAAACAGATCGAAGATCGTATGAGTGAAATACAGGAAGAACAGGCGGAAGCGGAAATGCAGCAAATGCAAGCCCAGCAAGAAGCTATGGGAGTGCCTGAGCCAGGATCTGAATTAGGCGGTGCAGAGATGGGGGGTGGTGAGTCAGCCGGTCCTCCTGAAGAAGAACCTCCGATGTAAATCTCAGCAATAATCTAAAATAAAAGAAATAACACTACGTATATAAATTAGGACATAACCATGCTATTAGAAAATAGAAATAAGAATCTTACCAATCTGCACAAAGCTGCGGATTACTTAAGCCGATCACTACGGGAAAACTTTAAAGTATTCACAGTAAACTCTCTAGAGGGGAAAGTTCAATTCCTTTCAGAAAATGAGAATCTAATTCTCTGTGACTACTCAGTTAAAGACTCTACAGTCACACTAGAAAATCTAACTACTGATACTGTTGATAATCACCTTTCAACTGAGAGAATAGATAATATCGTAGCTGAAGGTATATCAGATTTTGTAGGAGATCTACGTGAAAGTAAATTTGACAAAGCTGATACTTCATTTACGGACGTATTAAGCCTGTTTGAAAGCCGAAATGATCTGGATTCTCTTCGTTATAAGTTAGAAAAACACTCTAACTCCTTTAACAAGAATACAGAGATTGTAGGTTCTGGAGAATTCCGTAAACTTGTGGAAGCTAAAGAAGCATTTAAAATGTTTATATCGGAGAATCGTGATGTTCTTATGGATAATAAAGATTTGAAAGATAGTGTAGGTATTGTAAATGCAATGTCAAATGTGTTGGGTTCTGATATAAGACTAACTCTTGAAAATGTTAATAATACAAAGAAATTAGAAATTGACCTAAAAGAAGGTAATAATCTTTATGAGATGGTATGTAAGCAAGAACTTATGCGCCAAGAGTTAATCGAATCTAAAGAAAACTTCTCGGGTGCTTGGGCTACTAACCAAGCTATCCAAGAACTAGCCTCATGTATTTTCTCAGATGATAAAGCTCTAATAGAGTCTATGGAGAAGGTAATCGAGGATGTACCTTACTTCAGTTTTGCAACCAAGTCAGATTTAAATGAGACTCTAACCTCTATCTATGAAGTAAATTCAACAGATACTATTTTAAAGAAAGATATTAAAAACTTCGTATCTAAGATTTACGAAACTAAGAAGCCTGTAAAGGAAGAACTTATTAACCTCCTCAGCGAGAAATATGGTGTAAATGTAACTAACCTAAAGTTTGTACCTACATTCAGTAATCTTTCAAAAACTCACTCAGTGTTTTTTGAAGTACTTTCAATGTGTATGGAAGAAGGTATTTTACAAGACGTCTCTAAAGACTTTTCCAAGTATGTAAGTAATAAAGGTGGGGTAGAGGTTCTTGAAGTTAATGATCTAATACGAGAATGTGTAGAAGTTGAAGGTGAAAACCTAAACGAGAATGCTATCCTTGTAAATTACATTGACGTACCAAGACTTACCCAGGATTTATCTCAAGTAATCGACGTTCTAGGAACTCTTACGGGAGCTTCTGAGATGGGTATGGGTGAAGAGATGCCAGGTGAAGAAATGCCTGAAGAGGAGATGCCAGGCGAAGAGATGGAGGGCGAAGAGATGCCAGGAGAGGAAATGCCGGGTGAGGAGATGCCAGGCGAAGAAATGCCTGAGGAAGAACTCGAAGGCGAAGAGCTGGAAGGTGAAGTTCCTGAAGAGGGTGAAGTTCCTGAAGAGGAAGTTGAAGCTCCTATGGCAGGAGAGGAAGGCGAAGAGCTTGCAGCCGATCCTGAGGTAGAAGGTGAAGTTGTAGGGGATGATACTGATTCTTCAGTAGGTCTCGCTAGCGATAACGGTAACCTAGGTTCTATTATGTCGGATCTTGAAAGCATTATCAGCGCCTTAGGTGGTGGTAGAGAAGAGGAGGAAGAGGAAGCTCTCCCTGATGACCAATACGGTGCCTAATCTGCTAAATAACCTTGCTTTAGCCAACGTCTAAATAATCGTTGATGTCTGTTTTGCATAGTAAGTAAATCCAGTATAATACCTTCAATCGATTCCAAAGAGTCTTCTGATATTTCAGAAGGCTCTTTATCTTTTAGTAGTTCAAGTCTTTCAATGATAATATGGAGTGATTCCTTATCGGTGTCAGATAGACTGTTTACTTTAGTTTCTTTATTTTTTCTTGATTCCATGAAATTCTATATTAAATTCGAGAGATTTATAAGCATCTACTCTTAGCTTTGAGTGTTTCCCTAAATAGGGAGCCTTATCTATAAAATCATAAATGTATACTTGAGTTTTATTATCGTGTTTACGTAAAGTTCTACCTAAGGCTTGAACAGTTGCGATTTCCGATTTCAATCCTCTTGCATTTATAAGGTGAGTTAATTCTGGAACATCTATACCCGTCTGAAATATTATAGTTCCAATTATAACAGAAGGACCGTCTTTCTCAAGAAACTTTTGTAAAGTTTTATCACGATCATCTAAGCTATCCTTCCCTTCTAGTTGGTATGACCCAGGAATATTATCTTTAAAATATTTTGCATGGGCAAGATTTTTAGTAAGAATTAAGATTCTAGCGTTAGAATCTGTAATCTTAGTAACTAAATTGGTAATAAGTTCATTTCTATAATCATAATCTACAATAAACTCCTCATAAATTTCCTGGTATGTTTTTCCTGTAGTTTCACTATCTTCAATATCTGGTAATTCGATTAGTTGGATAGACGGGAGGGTTAAATATCCGTCTTCTACTAAGTCTTTAGCAGTTACATATTCAATCTGCTTTCCTAGAAAGGAGGTAAGGGTTAACTGGGAATGTCTATCTTTTGGAGGAGTAGCAGAAAGACCAATTCTGTAAGTGGCTGCGGGGAATGAACTTAGAACCTTCTTGGCTACTTTACCTTTGGCAAATTCATGAATCTCGTCAAACATGATAAATTCAGAAGTCTTTAAATGAGTATCAATAACTTTATCAATAGACTGGATAGTTACTAATGTAAGAGGTTTGATGTCTACCCCATCCCCAAAAGCTACTCCGTGCTCAATTCCGCATTTAGTAAGAAAATCAGAAGTTTGTTTTAAAAGTTGTTTTTTGTTGAAGAATAAAAGACCGGTTTTACCTTCAAGAGCTTTTAAGATAGCAGCGATGATTATAGTCTTACCAGACCCTGTAGGAGCCTTAATAATACAGGATTTCAACTTTAAAGCCTCTTGTATTAAATTCTCTTGATAATCCCTGGGAGTATACCCCTCTAGTTTAGTATCTCCAATTGTAATATCAGGTCGGCTGTCAATAAGCTTGTAATTATACTCCAAATAATCTAAATCTTCCAAGATGCTATATAACAAGCCGGTTCCGAATTTACCAGTCTTAGGGTTAAAATAGTAAGTATAACCATCCCAATGACCACGTTTATAGGAAGAGGCATATTCAGCTCCAGGGGCTTTGGATCTGTATTTCTTACCTAAAGCCTTTAACAGTTTAGTGTTAGTAGTTTTTAAGATAGAATAAGTATTCGAAATAAATATTTCCATATTTTTTTAATTTATCTATTATAGGACAAAAGCACTAAAAACTTTTTAATATTATGACCGAAAATAAATCAATTATAGATCTTGCTATGGCAGGAAAAAGAGGAGGCGAAGCACCGACTTCAGTTCCTACATCCGCTAGACCTCCGAAAGAATCAAATACTGAGCACCACGACGTATTAAAGAAATTACTAGAAAAGGTAGAGAGTAAAATTGCCTGGGCTCCTTTAGAGCTACCTTCTAGGGGGGTATTCTCCGCCTCACACGCTGAATCAATACAGATTAGACCTTTTACGTTTGAAGACGAAAAGATTTTAAGAAGTATTAATAAATTAGCTGATGCTGATAGAGTTATTGTAGAGTTAATCAAAAGATGTACTAAAGGATTAGAATACGATGGTCTGCCTCTAGTTGATAAGAATTATATCTTGTATAAACTACGGGAGATATCTTATGGAGATTCCTATAAGATCGAAGTCCCATGTCCTGAGTGTTCAACGCCTAATGAGCTAATTGTAAATCTTAGCCAACTTCCTGTTAATTTTGCAGACAGGTCCGTGGAACGTAAATACGAGATTACTCTCCCAGACTCTGAGGTTACGGTTAAATACAGAGTACCTACCACTCTAGATGAGAAGTATCTCCAATCTCCTGCAGCCATGATGGATAATCTGTGGAAATTGTTAGTCTCTATTGATGGTCATACAGAGCGTATAATTGTACAAGGGTTCGTGTCTAAAACTACTGCAAAGGATATTTCCCATATTAGAAATGCTATCCTGGATGATGATTTAGGTATTCAAACTAAGGTAGGCTTTATATGTAACAGCTGTTCTTCGGATTCCAGGGTTGACCTCCCTATTAACGAAAGTTTTTTCAACGTGAATTAGCAGAAGTGCTAACTAGGGATTATCATATTGATGAGTCCTATCTCTTAGTTCACCAATGTGGGTTTAGCTATTCTGATGTCCTCCAAATGACATCTATTGAAAGAAGTGCGTATATATCCAAAAGGGTAGAAGAAGCTGACAGAGAAAATGCAGAATACGAAAAGTCGACGTCTAAATAATATAGACCCATGGCAAAATTCAATAACATTTCTGTAACCCCAAGATTCAATCGTCCTAGTACTGTAGGTAAGACCTTACTAGAGTTTAATTATATAAAAGGAGGGGATTACGTAGACCCTGGCTTAATAGTAAGTGTCCATATTTTTAAGGATATAAACAATGGATCCGCTGATAATTGGCTAGACCTACACTCAGGTGGCTCTAATTATGGCTTAGTCGATCCAGAGCACAACGATGACATCGTCGCATATTTTTCAGACAATGGAGACGAAGACGCATACCAGAGTGGTGGCAGTTCAATATATAAATATGGAACCGGTAAATTCGCCGTTGTACTCGAGGAGGGTATGGATTGGTCTCTACCAGGAGGACTCGTATATGGAACTTATACTAATGCAGTAACAGGTAAATACTGGGATATTTGGACAGTTCAGGATAATATTGCCGACGGTAATTTAGTTACATATATTCACAGCTTTGAGTTATTTGAAGATTCTATTATTACCTTAACAGAACCTTTAATGGTTACTACGCGACAGAAGTTGGTTCAGAAGTACGTAAATAAAAATTCTAAAATAGATCTCCATATTACATCTGAGCATACTGTAAACAATACTAATATAACATCAAGTATAAAGAATATATTTAATTCTACAATCTTAAATAACGCTGCGATCAGAATTATTAAGCTAAAAGATGATACATCTTCAGGAGCTTCATATGAAGAGATAGTTCCATGGACCTCTGATGGAGTAAATGTAAACTCAGATGATACTATTATTTATAATTGGAACACCGAGGCTAGGGAAATAGGTATGTATGAACTACAGGTAAGTTCTACTTTCTTAGATCAAAATATCCTAAGTGATAAGTTTAATTTAGTAGTGCGCTAAGCTCGTAGTTAAAATCCATCTTTGTTACGGTTTCGGATATCCAAGCTTTAACCTCTACTGGAGCAGCTTCGATTATAAACTCATTCCAATCCTTAAATTGGCGAGGAGGTCTTACAGTATAAGGCTCTGGAAGATTCTTAGATTTTATCAGCCTGCGAGCGGATCTAATACCGTAATCCCCAGCTTGGTCGTTATCATAAGCTAGAATCATCTTCTTACCTGAGAGCTCTTTTAGTTGAATCTGAGAGAAGATTGAACCTTGGGTACTGGTTGCGTTAATACCGATATTCTGAAGGCTGAGAGCGTCTATAGGACCCTCTGTGACTAAGATATAAGGTTCGTCCTTATTAAAGGGATAAAGTATCTCAGAAGCCCTAACTCCGTACTCCTGAAAAGAAGGATTTAAATATTTCATGCCGAATCCCGTTAACTGTCGAGCTTGAAAGTAGAATACCCCGTGGTCATCCTCAAAAGGAATTATAACACGATTTACATACTTACCCTTAACTCCTACGTAAAGCTTATAAGGGTCTAATCTTCGAGTTACAGCAAATCTATACGCTAGACGCTCTGTAAGGTTATCAGATACAACACTAGCCTTTGTTATCTTTTTAAAATTTTCTAATTCATCCTGGATAGACTTACCTGAACTTAAAGTTTCCTGCTGCTTACGTAAATGGTTAGTAACTTCGAATA